TAATGACTTGTTCTTTGTTGATAACAACACCATTATCATTATAATGTAACAGTGCACAATCAGCACCCATACTGAGTTCACTTGCTGAGCAGACACAGGTTAACACTTCTTTCAAATTGATTTTTGATTCCTCCCACTCCTCAATACTATCATAACCCTTGCAAACGGCTTTGGTAACCCGACGAATGACATCAGGAAAGAAGCCATACGGTGTAATAATGTTTGCAATGAATTCAGAAACACGTGGTGTTAGAATTTTTAATTTATAATTAAACTCTTCTGATATGGCTGTTTTAATACCTTTAACGAGTTTAAAGCTCTTACACCTGATAGTGGAATCATCCCCTTTGAATGCAGCGTATAAAACTGCCTTTACATCATATGACATTCCAATAACTGCCATATTCAATATGGTGTTACCAGTGATTGTGAGTGGTTGACCAGAGTGTTGCATAAAATAACCATGTAAACAGGATATACCAGATGATGATTGGTATAAGCTAGTCCATTCAGTTCTCATGGTTACATATGTATCAATCACATTTGCTGGTACTCCAATCATGTTAAAAAGAAAGACTTCCAAATCTAGCATGCTACTTGTGTGCGACCTGTCCATCTCACTAAAATCACAATCAACATTAATATAATTATTGTCACAGTAATAGTTTGCATATTGTGCAAAGAACTTGGAGAGCTCATTATCACTGCGGTTAAATGCCAAACAAACATTTTCTTTAACTGATTTGAACAAACATTCCGTGAGGTACCTAGAATATGCACAGAAGTACAAATTCATTACTTTGGACCAGGCACTAACACCTTGTCCAGCTTTATAAGTGTTTATTTTGTCACCCAATGGATCATGCTTATGTTGTCTTTTCATGGTGAATGATATCCTTCTGGTGGACAATTCATTAATGTCATTCTCAAGGACACTAGCTTTTGTGCTATTACTAACAACATCGTGTATACTACCAAATGCATCTTGCAGATCATCCAAACAAACAAGTTCAACCTCATTATCAGCTACATCAATAACAATGCAGTCTTTTTCTTTTAAATGTTTAAATTTCTTAATGGGGCGGATCTCACCGACAAAATCTGGTTCACTTCGAAGTTTCTTCTGCAATTCAATAACATAATCTATCATATGTTTATACAGCACCTCAGGTGTGGTATTACGTTTACAGTCACCCAATTTGGAATAATCGACAAATTTGGATAAACCTGATTTAAGCTGCTCATAATGTTTCTTATTCTTTTTAGCAATAGTGTTTGCGTATCTTGCTTGGTGTGTAGAAACAGTTGCAAAAGTATCTTTAGAGTAATATGGTATAGTGAACCGGAAGTCAGTTAACATTTTTGTGTTAACTTCAACATCTGGTCTGTAGATGTTTCTGGGTGAGATTTTCATGTCAACATTACTAGTTCCAGGTAATGTAAATGGCAATATTATAGTATCCGCACGATGTGTAAATTCTTTCTTTTTGTTCAAATTCAGTAATATATCAATGACCATGTGTTTGTTGACACTAATATTGGATGTATGTGCTTTGAAGTCATTAGTTACAAAGCCCTCAATTATTTGTGGTCCAATAACTGGGTTAACTATGTTTTCATCCAAAATCGTTTCAAATACAGATCCTTCGACCATTAATATGACTGATAAATCACTCTCATTTCCGTATACTATCAGTTCATTTTTATGACGTGTTACACCAACATAAGCATGTCGGATGGTTTCATACTTATTAATATTTGATATATTTTTATATGAATCAAGGTGTAGTGCAACACGGTTGAAGGTCATACCTTGTGATTCATGAACAGTCATTGTTTTATATCCTAGGTTTGATAAATAACTTTTTGCATCTTGTGTAAAAGTTAGGAAGATATCAACATCAGTCGGTTTAATATCATTTAAATTGTTGATATTTTTAATTGAGCTAGTAACTTTATTACTACTGGTGATATTTGGTATATAATTCTTCAGAATATCACAAATATCTTTAGGAAACCGATGTGTTTTCAGAATGTAAAATTTATCAGTGCAAGTCATTTCACTATGATCAGTTAAATGATCATATGGTAAGATTTGTTTAGAATCACCCATCATATATATGTTCTGAATTCTACCCTCCAAGCGTAAGGCCTCATAAACTGCAACGGCAGAATATGGCATTGCGGAGAACTCATCGATATATAAATTACGAATGTGAATAGATTTATTGCGTTGTAACATATAAAGAAACTTAACATATGTTTGCACATCATTAACATCACCAGCTGGTCTCAATGGTGAAATTATGAAGTCCTGTAATAAATTGATATGTTGTCTGACCACCTGAGTCTTACGTGATCCGGCAACACCATTCATAATTTTGTAGTTTGCACTGTTCGGAATTTTGATTTCCAATTTAATATTATTATCTTTTAAAAATTGTTTAACACTCATTTCATGAAACTTATAAACAGCAACATCTAAAAATTTCTTGTTGATCATTTGTTGTTGTTCAATCAACTTATCTGGTTGATTTTGTGAATTTATAAGTCTTTCTTCAAAATGATCAACATTTTGTATTTTATCAACATCAATTTTGATGTTCAATCTATTATCTGCTGGTCGGTGAATCTTATATTGATTGGTAAGCAAACAATATGTTTCAGCAGATTGAATGAGTGTGTTGGACATTCTGAATATCTTCTTTGTAGAGAATTTATTTATTATGGCCTCTGATTTTTCATTGTATGGATCAAATTTTGTTATGATGATTTTATCTTTATTAATTTTATCGAATTCTGCAAATTCATGTACATATAAATCAATAATGTACACATCAAAATCATGAATAATTTGATCCACACTATCATAATAGTTTAATGATAAATAGCTTCTATCTTTCAACATTCTTTGTACTGTATCATTGTACTTGTAATAAACATTTTTTGTGAAATAAGCACAGTTCGGGTTGATACGCATGAGTTTACTGGCTAACACACCCGGTGCAGCCGTTAAATCACAGATCTTCTTGTGAATTAGATCCTCATGCTCCAAAAACTCTATTAATTCATCCATCTTTTGTTCCATATGATCGTTGGTGGGTTCTACAAATAATCCAAAGGTATTGGATATTTCTTTATTAATGAGTAGTATTTCCTTACTAGTATCTATGATTTTATGGTAGCCACCTACGAACATAGTGTGATAATAATGTTGATTTTTATAATTGATAATCAACATCGGGAGTTTTTCATCATATCTGAAGATCGTTCGTGTTTGATCTTCCTGATTGATTATAGTTGCATTGTAACCATTAGAGTATGCAACCAAAAATATTTCTGTGCCAGTTAACCAGGTAGTTTGATCATTGACCAAACGTAAATCTTTTGCTTCATCGCATATTTTCATCACAACAGAATTTGTTTTATCTTTAGTGGTTGATGTAACAAGATAGGAATATAGAATAAATTTATCATATTGATCTTGTTTCACGTTAAAACATAGTGCTGCTTTGCTATGTTGTCTTGCTGCTGATGATAGTGCATCAAATGCACATTGCCCTGGTATGGATTCCTTAACATCCACTTTAACTGCTGCTGTATGAATGGTATTTGTGTCTTTAAATTCTGAAATGGTCCAATTAAAATCACATGAAATTTTATTAGCAGTATGATGTGATTCCTTATATATAAATTTACGAGGTTCAATGAGATCGCAATCCATCATGTTATAAACACAATTGAATTGTTCATCATTGAGCTCAAATTTTGATTCTTCCACAAAATAATTATCGTGAATGGCACCGAAGACACGTTGAAAGAATTTCCTAATTTTTGTTTTCCCGTAATCGTTACTAATGTCATTAAATTGTTTTTTAATAGTTTGTGTGTTGAAGGTTCTTTTAATAGCAGTTAATATGAACAAGTTCAGTACGATGTTCATAAATGAATTGTTAGTTTCTTTTATACCTTCAAAAGTGACTTCATTACCCATGGTATATCTCAATGTTTTTGCAAATGCTGATGCATTTGTTATCCAATTGGGTAATGTGAACGATTCTTTTTGTAATTTTAAACCATATTTAATTAAATTATCGGCATAGCTAGTCTTAACTGATATGTAAAATTTGTTTTTTCCTTTATAACCCTGTTTGAATGATTTAACGAAATCAGGCACAAACACTAGCAATTCACCGTATATCATGCTTAAATCATAACTGAAAAAGATTGTATTGCTCTTAATGTTTGTTAAAACTTTAGTGACTCGTATGTTGAAATAATCACTAATATTTTCAATCTTTTCAAATACGAGGGAATAATTACCTGCATGGACAATAGTAGTTGTTAAGTATTGTTTCCATAAATTATAATTATGAATATAACCATTGGATGGATCATTGAAATAAAAATACACATCATCTTGATCAATGGTATAATTGTAAACGGGTGTTTGATATGTTAAATGTTTACAATTGAGAAAAGCAGGTAGATACATCCATATATCAAATGTAATGAATTCATGTTTGTTGAACATTTCAACAAATGAATTCAATGTGATGTCATAATTGCTATCAATGGAAAAACCGTATGGTGCTTTATAAGTGCAAAATTCAGCACCGCCATGACATATTGTTGGATGTGTTTTTCCTATGGATGTTTTTAACAATGGCTCATTTTTTGTACGTAGTGCAGATTGTGTATATCTAGCTCTTTCACGATTATCACTAATTTTTGCACAAGTGTGTATTGGATGAATACCAACACTTTCTATCTTCTCAAAACTACCCCACACATCAACTGCTCGACCATTGTATTTTTTAGCTACAACCATACATGCATTATAGGCATAATGATTGAAAAAAGCAGCAAGCGGATGGGATCTTCTGAGCAATCTTTTATTATCCCCATTGGAGAGAATAAGATTTGCACCATTTAATTGGCGTGTAAGCCAAGAAAACTGCTCAGAATCCAGTATATACGGGCATCGTACATTAGTGGATGCGATGGCATCTGCACTAGTAACGGCATTCTTTAAATATTTATTGTCCAGGGTGGGTAAGTCACCCCGGTTTGGTACATAATATGGATTTATGTACGACATTTTAATATTTTAAATTGTATATTGTAAATTTGAAATTTGATATTTAATAATAA